GAGTGATACCAACATATGATTAGCACTCTCAGGGCTAAAATTTACTGAATTATGTTGTAGAGTATAGGAGTTCGTTGAAGATGTTGTAATATCATCTAGCTTAATAAAGTTTCCAACAGTAGGTGTCTTTCCAATATAAGACAATGTGAACTCCTATAATTTATTCTTTTGGATTATCTGATTTTACACCAGCAATCCTAGTTTTCCAAGCTTCTATATCATGGTAGATTTCATCTAATTGATCTTGCCATGTGCCATAAGCTTGTCGTCTTGTTGCATCTACAGTAGCATTACTTTCAGCAGTATTACCAGCAGTTTCATAACTGTCTAATTGTGCTGAAGTAGGTTGTGCAATATCTAAATTCCATTCTTTGATATATGCACCATTACCATCGCTATCGTCTTGCAACATAACATCTTTTGTAAAATCCACTTCGCTAACTCCTAATGAATTTGCATAAAGTGAAATCTTTGTACTTAGTTGTGCCATAGTTTGTCCTCCTTAATTTTATGTTCCTATGAAAAAAGCTGAAAATTCATTTACTTGAAGATTCAGATTTCCACCACTTTCTTGTTCTGCATATGCTTCAAAATAATCTCCACTTCCATTTGCTTCTGCAATTCTTGTAAATTGAACACTATTATAATCTCTTTGTACTCCAGCACATCCGATATGAGAACTACCATTTTTTGTGATATATGGATTAACATAATCTGCATCAGTTCCTGTTGGTGCTTGAACTTGTAGTATAAATAAATATTTTCCAGCTTTATTTGGAGTAAATCTATTATTTGACCCTAAATCAAAACAGTTATCTGTATCAATAGCTTCTGAAGAAATTGTTAATTTAGTGTGAGTGTTATGTGCTAGTGATAAATTACCTCCACTAACTTTAAACATTGGTTTATTAGTTTCGCCAATACTCGCTCCATTTTGTTGTAGTGTTCCTGTAAAGTTGTATGTATCTGTTAAGTCCATACTCTCTGCTATAATTTTACTAAATGCCATAATTTATCCTATGTTATAATTTTATATGCTCCAAATCCACCTGAAGATGATCTTGCATCTATTGAGCCTGTTCCTGTTGTCACATTTACTCTTGCATATGCTTCTACATAATCAGAACTACCATTCATATCAATTACTGCTGTGCAAACTGCATTATGTTCATTTAATCTATCTGCACCATTTACTGTAGTATTTGTTTGTCTATAAGCACTTCCATTTTTATATATTGCAATATTTATAACATTTAATTTATAGGATGTGTCAGATAAACCAGCACCCATAACATAAACAAAATATTTTCCAGCAGTTTGAGGTGTAAATCTGTAGTTTGATGAATTATCGTATTCACTATTTGTGTCAAATGCTTCTGTATTCATTGTCATTTTAGTCCATACAGCATCTCCTACACCTGATTGTGTTGCACTTTGATATGCTTCAAAACATGGAGTGTTATTTCCACCAATTAAAGATACATCTACTCTTTTTAAAGTTCCAGCATCAGAAATTAAAAGTTCGTCTGTTGATGCTACACCTGATGCTAATTCTGTCTGCCCTGTAATTACATCAGCAGTTAATTGAGAACTGCCTACACTATTTGCAGATGGATTTACTGTTTGTCCTACAATGTTTAAATAATGAACTTCAACAATATCAGATGAAACTAATGTGCCACCCAAAGTTAAAGTTTTGTTTCCTGTGCCACCAACTGAATATGTTGTGCTGTCTTGTTTTACAAAATTTACAAAAACAACAATATCGTTTTCAGAAGCTATGTCATGGGTTAGAGTGACAGTAGTTCCTGTTGTGCTTGTGAATCTATCTAATAAACCTGAAGAAAAATTAGCTTGTGGTGGAATACCGATATAACTCATTTATTCTCCTATGTAATTTCTAAAACTGATAAAGAGCCTGAAAGTTTATCTGCTACTGAACAATCTATTTGTATTTTATCTCCTGTTTCTAAGACTACTTTACCACCTGTTAATAATTCAAGCGAACTTCCAACAGGAATACTCACGTCTTTTGCTAAAAAAGATGTTCCATTTGCTACATTATTTGCACCACCTCTATTTGCTGTTGTAGAGACTAACTCAACCTCTGCTGTCACTCCTGTTGTGTGAATATTTGTTAAAATTAATCCAATAATTACTGTTGTAGTTGATGATGCTACTGTGTACATAACATAAGGTGTTCCAGCAGAATTAGGCTCTGCTGAGAAATTGATTTGTTTAAAAGTGTTAGCCATTTATTCTCCTATCCTAAAGCTAGTGCTAGTGGTAAAGCATTTGGGTCTGTTTCAGATATAGTACCTGTGACAGACATTGTGCTAGTAATTGCGTTGCTAGTTGTATTAATACTAAATAATTCTATGTTATCTGAGCCATCATTTATCTTAACTTTTAAAAATCCTGATGTTCCTGAATCTACCCAAATCGTACCTGTGGCTACTGATGATGGTGCTGACCCCCCAACGTGCTGAGTATTTAAAGCACCTAATATATTATTAAGTTCAGTTCTAAAACTTGCAAAACCTTGATTGGCTAAAACTACATCTGATACTTGACTCATGTTAATCCTTATATTTTAAAATGGTTATGATTTCAACCCATATCCAAACACTTGATAATCAAATGTTCGGCTTATTCCTGTATTACTACTATTATAAAACCTTATTGTAAAGCCTGTTTTAGATTTACTTGTGATCTGATAATAGTCTCCTGTTTGCAATCCTTGTGCTGAAATACCAATACTCGGAGTTGCGTAAAAAGAATTTGTAAATGTAATTGCTTGACCTGAAGCTGATGCAACAACATCTTCTCCTGACTCAGTTCTTACTTCAAAATTTACCTTGTATTGTAGAGTATGAACTTTTGCTCTAACCTTATTATTATCGCTAGTTATCTTACATCTAAATTTAAAAAATCTACCTTTTATTGTACTTTGCTGTGCAATTTTTTGAAAGCTAGTAATACTTGCTAAACTGCTGTCACTTGCTCCTACCTGTATCTCTGCTCCAGCCTGTACTTCAGGGCTACCATCAAAAGGTGCTTTAGCATCTTCAAATAAACTTGCACCTCTACCTGAGTCAAATAAATCGTACTCATCTTCTGATGTCATTCCAATAACAACTCCTAAATTTACATCATAAACTGCATCTAAACTTATCGTATTAGCAAATGTATAAAATCCTGATGATTGTATATTTGAATTAAAGTTTGTTGGATTAGAACTAGAGTCAGTTCCACCAAGATCAAATACTCCCTCTGCTGATTCTATGTTGCCAACACCATCGTCAAATTGTGTAATAGTATCTAATATCAATACTTTTCTACCAACATTATCTTCTGATAAAGCAACATTACTATCTCTTGTTCCTAAAAAATCTGCCATTATTCACTCACAGTTAATATATTTTTAAATTGTTGTAATCCTGAAATATTAGTAGTCACAATAGAAGCTTCTGCACTTGCATTTCCTAGTTTATCAACAGCTTTTATTAAGAAGCTACCTGTTTGTGCATTTACTACTAAAGAGTTTGATTTTCTTCTTACTACTTTTGCAAGTGGTGTACTATCATTCCATGTAGCACCACTTTGAACATCTTGGTATCTTATTTCATACCATGAAATATCTAAATCTGTGACAGGTGTCCAAGCTAACTCCATTTGATTTGAGCCAACCATTGATACTGACAAATCATCTACATCACTTGGTATATCTGTTGCTCCAACAATTTTTCTTGAAGCTGAAGTATAACTAGAAGAAACTCCAAAACTATTTATAGCTTTTACTCTTACATCGTAAGTAATATCATCAACAACATTTATAAATTCGTGATTAAGCTGAGTACCACTTGATATTATTTTAAAATCTGACTCTGTAGATTTTTTAGCTTCTACTTGATAATACTGAACAAATTGGTCTGTACT